AAAGGGGTATTTTTAGGGTTTTTTAAGTAATATATGTAATATTACTTTACAATCTCTTAAAAATATGTTATAATATAAGTAGTAGTAAAGAAAAAATAGAGAGGGTCGCTTGCATCGCAATATGATTATTATCTTCCAAAACCTACCTCCCACCACTCCACTTTTCAACAGAGACAGAAAAGGATATAATGATTATGACAACATTAGATCAGTTATTAGAGCCGACAAAGCCTGTCTCTAAGAGTACTATAGAGGGCAGATCAGCCCCTGTAAGTTTTTCTCCTGTAACGCGGGTTAATGGGAGCGAGGCAGAGAGGGGGGGTAAGAAGAAGAAGAAGAAGGATAATAATGATCATGATCATGATGATCATAATAATGATGATAATAATAATGATAATAATGATCATAATAGGGATTCTAGTGGTAGGTTAGTTAAGGGTCATGGGGCTGGTGGTAGACCGAAGGGTGTTAAGAATAAGATGACGGCGATTGCTACTGCTGTCTTATCGGATAGTACTGGTGCTATTGTCAAGCGGTGTGTTGAGCTTGCGTTAGAGGGTGATCCTGCCAGTATGAAGATTTGCATGGATCGTATTATGCCTGTAGGCAGGGGGACGAAGCTTGCGGGAGGGGAGGGGATCTCGGTTAACATTATAGTAGATCAGATAAAGGATATAGAGGGTTCTGTCTTGGAAGAGGCTGTTTAGTGGCGGATTTACAGGTAAACCTACATCCTGCACAGCTTGAAATCTTTCGTTCTGATGCTAGGTTCAAGGTGGTGGCGGCGGGTAGGAGGTTTGGAAAGAGCAGGTTAGCGGGGTGGTTATTGTTAATCTCCGCCCTCAAGAGTAAGGATAAGGATGTTTTTTATGTCGCGCCTACCTTTCAACAGGCGAAGGATATAATGTGGGGGATGTTGAAGGAGCTGGGCAAGGATGTCATAGCTGCCGCACATGAGAATACTGCTGTACTAACCCTAATAAATGGAAGGAAGATCTATTTAAAGGGTTCGGATAGACCAGACACATTACGGGGTGTGGGTCTGTCTTATCTCGTATTAGACGAATATGCCAGCATGAAGCCTGCGGTGTGGGAGCAAATACTCCGCCCCACACTGGCAGATGTTAAAGGCTCCGCCCTCTTTATAGGAACACCGGCGGGTAAGAATCATTTTTATGATCTATATAGCCTCGATGGAGGAGGATGATTGGGAGCATTTCTCCTATACCAGCCTGGATAATCCCATGCTGGATCCGAATGAGATAGAGAATGCGAGGAAGAACATGTCCTCTCAATCCTTCAGACAGGAGTTTGAGGCGAGTTTTGAGAGCTTTACAGGCGGAATATTTAAAGAGGAGTGGATTTTATATGAGGATAAGCCTCGCGGAGAGGGTTCGTACTATATGGCAGTTGACCCTGCTGGGTTCGAAGACGTTGCTAACTCTACTGGTATTAAAAATTCAAGATTGGATGAGACGGCTATCGCTCTGGTACATGTCTCCCCAGAGGGTTGGTTTGTTGACGAGATTAAACATGGTCGCTGGGGGATTAGAGAGACTAGCCTACAGATTCTACGATTGGCTCAAAAGCGTCAAGTCATGGCTGTGGGGATTGAGAAGGGATCGTTAAAGAATGCCTTAATACCCTATCTTGAGGATCAGATGAGGAGGATGGGGGTTTACCCCAACATCATCGAGGTCACTCATGGTGGGAAGAAGAAGACGGATCGTATTACATGGTCATTACAGGGCAGGTTTGAACATGGGAGGATACTATTGAAGAAGAATGAGAAGTGGAATAAGCCTCTGGTAGATCAATTACTAGACTTTCCCAACCCCCTCTCCCACGATGATCTACCCGATGCCCTATCATATATTGATCAGGTAGCTACTACAGATTATGCACAGGCATTTCAGGTGGATGATTGGGAGCCAATAGATGCAATTGCAGGTTATTAGAGGAAATTATGCCAGATAAGATAAAGATAGCAGATAAATATTCCGCATTAGCCTCCTGGGTGGGTACTCGCGTTGAGGCGTGGGTTGACCATCGGGACAGTAATTACAAGGAGAAATGGGAGGAATACTACCGACTTTGGAGGGGTATTTACTCCACACAGGATAAAACCCGTCAATCTGAGAAGAGCCAGCTCATCTCCCCCGCACTAACACAGGCTATTGAGGGTACTGTTAGCGAGTTAGAGGAGGCAACCTTTGGTAAGGATCAATGGTTTGATATGGTTGATGATCTTAGAGATCAAGATCCTACAGATTTATACCAATTACGCCGACAACTAGCAGAGGATTTGGAGCGTGAGGGGATCAAGAGTGCGGTAAGTACCGTCTTCTTGAACGGAGCATTGTATGGTACTGGGATTGGCAAGATAGTACTCCAAGTTAAGACGGAGTATACTATTGGAGAGGCTCCTGTAGGGGAGACTTATGTCATGGATAGAGTACCTATACCCCAAGAGTATATCTGTTGCAAGTTAGAGCCTATCGCCCCATTTAACTTTGCTATAGATCCCACAGCAAAGGATATTGAGAGTGCATTGGGGTGCGCTCACATACTAATCAAGCCTCGACATAACATAATAGAGAATATAAATCAAGGTATTTATAGGGATGTCGCCATTGGAAGCCACTCTGATGAGGTTGACATCATGGAGGGGGAGCTTACTGAGCCTCAAGAGGTGGATGATAAGGTAAAAATTACAGAATATTATGGCTTAGTTCCCCGCAAACTGCTGAAAGGTGCAGATATGCTGGGAGAGTTAGATGAGGATGAGGGTGATGATCTGGTTGAGGCAATTGTTACTATTGCTAATGATGATACCGTTTTAAGAGCAATCGAGAACCCCTTCCTTTTAAGTGATAGACCCTTTATAGCCTATCAACATGACACTGTTCCCGACAGATTTTGGGGGAGGGGTGTTGCCGAGAAGGGGTACAACCCTCAAAAAGCTTTAGATGCAGAGTTACGCGCCCGAATAGACGCTCTCGCCCTCACCACCCACCCCATGATGGCGATTGATGCGACTCGCTTACCGCGAGGTAGCAAGTTCGAGGTAAGAGCGGGGAAGACTATTTTAACTAATGGTGATCCGCGCTCAGTACTCATGCCGATAAACTTTGGCAACACCTCACCCCAATCTTATACTGAGTCTGCGGAGTTAGAGAGGATGATCCAGATGGGTACTGGGGCTATGGATTCTCAGGTAGGTACGGCTAGTCAGCCGAGAAATAATACTGCGAGTGGGATGAGCATGATGATGGGTGCGAGTATTAAGCGACAGAAGCGCACCCTGAGCAATTTCCAAGAGAACTTTCTAGTACCACTAATAAATAAGTCGGCTTATCGTTACATGCAGTTCGATCCAGAGCGATACCCAGCCGGGGATTATAAATTTAAGGCGTATAGCACTTTAGGGATAATGGCGAGGGAGTTGGAGATGTCACAACTTATTCAACTACTCTCATTTGTACCACCGAATCACCTGTCTTCATGGTACTGTTACGAAGTATTTATGAGACAAGCTCCCTATCGAACAGGGAGGAGGTACTCGCCACCCTACAGCAGATGCAACAGCCTAACCCACAACAACAGCAGATGCAACAGCAAACACAGATGTTGGATATGGCTGAGAAGCAGGCGAAGGTGCAGAAATTACAGGCAGTAGCTATGAATCAGATGGGTGAGGCACAGAAAGCACCAGTTGAGGCGGAACATCTTGAGTCTGAGATCGCACTTAACATGGCGAAGGCAGTTGAGGCAGGATATAACACAAGATTAAAGTCGGCACAAGGTAACAATAAATAATAGGGTGGGGTAATGGTTATGGATATTGATACCCGGCGGTTTTTTGATGAGCGTTATGCTCTGTTTGAGACGGATGGTTGGCGTACCCTTCTTAATGAGGAGGTTAAAACGCTAATTGAGGCAAATGAGTCTTTGTATGATATTACTGATATAAAGACTCTATATATGCGTAAAGGCGCACTTCAAGTTCTTAACTGGTTAGCGAATTTGGAGGAGCTTACACGCAATACTGAGGTAGATGAAGTAGGGGAGAACGTATAGAGCGCCCCATTTTATATACCTCCTAATCTATTCTTTAAATGTTTACATCGGAATAGTACAGGAGAGATTATATGGCAACTGTAATTGTTGATAATGAGGAAGTAGTACCAACACAGTACGAGGAAAAACCACAAGCTGAACTAGATTCTCTGGAAAAGGCGGTAGGCACACCCCAAGAGGCAACTGGAGGGGGAAATGTACCGGATGCAATAGCAGAGGTGGAGGAGGAGGAGAGTTTTGAAATACCTTCTAAGTTTAAAGGTAAGACTAAGAAGGATATATTAGAAAGCTACTCAAATCTGGAGCAGGAACTTGGGAGAAAGGGTCAGGAGATTGGCGAGTTACGCCAGTTAACAGATACCTTCCTTAGAACACAGTTGGAGAATACTAGATCTCAACAACAAGAAGAAGGACAGGAAGAACTAGTTAGTGAGGTAGATTTTTTTGAAGATCCAACCTCGGCAGTATCAAGGCTTATTGAGGATCATCCAAAGTTCAGAGAGATGGAGGCTGTATCCAGAAAGAGTAAGAATGATAGTGCACTTAATAATCTGACAAATAAACATCCAGATTATCGACAGGTTATCACTGATGGTGACTTCCAACAATGGGTCCAGGAAAGCCCTATAAGATCACTCCTCTTTACAGAGGCTAATGATAATTATAGTGTTGATGCAGCGGATGAGTTGTTAAGTACTTGGAAGGCTTTGAATAATATTGAGCGCACCCAAGAGGTAGCGGAACTTAAACAGGCAAGGCAGAAGAAGTCTTTAAGGGCGGCACACTCAGAGGTTGCAACTGGTTCCAATCCGTCAGGCGGTAAGTTTTACCGCAAGGAGGATGTAATACGGTTGAGAATAAACGACCCTGATAGATATGATGCTCTCTCTGATGATATTTTAAAAGCGTATGCAGAGGGGAGAGTTCGATAGTTAACATTAATTTAAAGATAGGAGATATAAAATGGCAAGTGGTGCAATAGGCACTAATCATCAAACGGTCACTACAGCCGCGGATTTTATTCCAGAGCTATGGTCGGATGAGGTTATTGCAGGATATAAAAAGAACCTTGTAGTTGGTAATCTTGTTTCTAAGATTGCACACAAGGGGAAGAAGGGTGATACAATTCATATCCCCAAACCAACCCGTGGATCAGCAACGGCTAAATCAGCTAATGCTAAAGTAGCAATCCAAAGCGACACCCACTCAAAGGTTGATCTCAGCATTGATAAGCATTATGAATACTCTGTGCTTATTGAAGACATTACTGAGGTTCAAGCATTAAACAGCCTCCGTAGGTTCTATACGGATGATGCGGGTTACGCATTGGCTACTCAGGTTGACTCTGACCTAATTGATTTAGGAGAGGGTTTACAAGGTGGTACGACTACTGATGGTAGTTATACAAAGGCTTATATTGGCTCTGGTACTACTATTTGGACGGGCGGTAATGAAGCAGATATTACTGATGCTGGACTTCGTGCAATGATACTAAAACTAGATAATGCTGATGTACCAATGGACAATCGTGCTTTGATTATTCCACCAATATGTGCTAATGATTTGCTAGGTATTAACCGCTTTACTGAGCAACAGTATATTGGTTCTGGTGATGCAATTAGGACGGGGAAGATTGGCATGATTTATGGGGTAGATGTTTATATCTCAACTAATTGTGATACAGTTGGACAAGGTGGTGGTACTTCCTCCACAGGTGCAGGTACTGAGCGTGTTGGATTACTAATCCACAAAGACGCTCTTGCTCTAGTTGAGCAGATGTCTGTACGTTCACAAACACAATACAAGCAAGAGTATCTCGGTGATTTGTTCACTGCTGATACGATTTACGGTGTTGGAGAACTCCGTGATGATGCAGGTCTTGCATTTGTAGTTCCAGCTTCCTAATAGATAGGGAGATATGGAGGTATCTCATTATTTTGGGATACCTCCTTCTTTTACACATAACACACAGAGGAGTAGATAATTATGACAACCCCATTTGAATTACGCTTTAAACTTTTAGAAATGGCTCAGAGATATTTTGAGTTCGTCGATGCTAGAACAAGAGACTTTACTGATGAGGCATGGAGTCATGCGAAGGAGCAGGGTGATGCAACTTTGGAGTATTGGGAAAATCTCCAGCCAAAGCCTTATTCTATAGAGGATATCAAGACGAAGGCGAAGGAGTTATATGAGTTTGTAGAGAAGCATTAATGATATATGAGTACAAATGCGTAGACTGTAATGCCATCTTAGAGAAGTTTGTAGACTCTGTAGATGCGAGGCGGGATGAGCAGGTATGTACTCAGTGTGATGGGGTTGCGGAGTTTATAATCTCCGCCACCCCGTTTCATTTAGATGGTACAGATCCAGGCTTCCCTGATGCCTATGATAGGTGGGCGAGGGAGCATGAGAAAGCGGGAGCTAAGAATGCTTGATATTTTTGAAGATACGATAGGAGATAGTGCGCTAGATTTAGAACTAGATGCAATTAAAGGTAGGATGTCAGAGATGCTCACCCTCCTGTTAACCCGGCTGTATCGTAGTAAGCACCCTAAAGCGGGTGAGGAGGAGATTAACTCCTTTGTTCAGGAGAATAACACCTTTACAGATGAGAATAATAAGGAGTCGGAGTCTTTAGAAGAAGACATTACATCCCTGGAAAAATTATTAAGTGAGATGTTAGCCTCTTATGGTGAGATGGTAGAGAGGGTAGAATCTACAGAAGACTCTCCTAAATATAATGGGAGGGAGTTAAAGAGTAAAAGTAATGATGTAAGTAAGACACCACCTACCAAGAAGGAGGAGGTTGCTGAGGGGGAGGAGAAGCCTACCAAAAAAGAGAAGGTTTCTACCATTACTAAGGGGGGTTCCGCACCAGAGTATGGTGGGAGCAAGAAGATTAGCAGGCGGAGGGAGGTTGGTAAGAAGCCAACAGAGGCGGTGGTGATGGAGCTATTTGATAAGATTAAGGATGACATAGAGGCATTAAAGGGGAGACATATCTCATACAGGCGTAGAGCGATACTGTAGTGGCATATTACTCCCGCAACCAGTTTAAGCGTTTAACGACTAGACGATTACCGTGGAAGAAGCAGAAAACCTTAGCTATGCTGGCTAATAGAGGGCAGTATTTTAGAGAGTTTGATCCTTCCGCTACATCAGAAGAAGAGATAATGACAGAGGGCGGTATCTATTTGATTACAGAGGGTACTGGAAATTACATCGCAACAGGCTAGAGGCAAATAATTATGGCAACTACAAAAATCTCAGCCCTAACAGAGTTAACTACCCCCGCATCAGCAGATGTTCTGGTTATTAATGATGATAGTGCTGGTTCAACAAAGAAGATACAGCTCTCAAATCTTATTCCAGATGATGCTATTGATTCAGAACATTATGTAGCAGGTAGTATTGACAATGAGCACTTAGCCGATGATGCAGTAGACTCAGATGAGTTGGCATCAGGTGCTGTTGATATAGATCATCTATCAGCTACAGGTACAGCGAGTTCTTCAACATTCCTCAGAGGGGATAACTCTTGGGTAACACCAACAGATACTAATACAACTTATTCTGTTCAAGATGGCGAGTTATCAGAAATTAATTTCACTAGTGCTGACCATACAAAACTTAATGCTATTGAAGCAAGTGCTACAGCAGACCAAACTGCTGGGGATATACTAACTCTTATAGAAGATGGTGTTGATAGTGTTCACTATGTGGATGCAAGTATAGATAACGTACATTTAGCAGATGATGCAGTAGGGATAGAGGAACTATCTGCTACGGGTACGGCAAGTAGTTCGACATTTTTAAGAGGGGATAATACTTGGACAGCAGTAGATGCTTTGCCGTCACAATCAGGTAATGCAGGGAAGTATTTAACAACCAATGCTACAACTGCAAGTTGGGCAACCTTGGATACAGATGCCAACACAACAACCAAAGGCTTGTACGAACACGAACACACGATTGATGCAGACTACAGTATAGCAAGTGGATCAAATGCTTTAAGTGCAGGTCCAATAACAATTGACACCGGGAATAGTGTTACAGTGCCAACAGGTTCAACTTGGGTAATCGTATAGGGGATATAGATGGCTAAAGTAAAAATTCAAGGACACGCTTCGGGAACAGGAATATTAACTGTAACTGCTCCGAATACGAGTACGGATAGAACGATAACACTTCCAGATGAAACTGCGACACTTTCTACCTTTGACCCAGATGGAGCACAAGTATTTAATGAAAGTGGTGCAGATGTAGACTTCAGAGTAGAGGGTAGTGGTGAAGC